ATCGATGGTAAAACAGGCGCTGGTAACACTCCAGGTGGTCAAGCTGGTATTCTTGCTGGCGCAGCCGGTCAAGAAGCTGGTTATAACTACTTGAATACTGCTTATACTGGTACATCAGCAGACTACCTCTCAGGCACTGGTTCATCTGATTACGGAGTTGACAAGCTCATCTCTGATGCAGATAAAGGTGTTGCTGCTATCCTTGCGAATTTCGAAGTTACAGGTAATATTCCTTCCTTCGAAGTATCGTTCGAGAAAACAGCAGTTGAAGCTGGAACACGTCGCTTAGGCGCACGTTGGTCAGTAGAACTTGAGCAGGACCTTAAGAACATGAATGGTATCGATATCGATACTGAATTGACAAACGCTATGTCGTATGAAATTCAGGCTGAAATCGACCGTGAAATGCTTGTTAGAATGATTCAAGTCTCCCTCAATGCAGGTCAAGGCGCTGGTTATTCTATCTGGGCTCCTCAGTCAGCTGATGGTCGTTGGTTAGTCGAACGTAATCGTGATTTCTACCAAAGATTAATCATCGAAGCAAATCGCATCGCTGTTCGTAATCGTCGTGGTGCTGCAAACTTTGTTGTTGCAACTCCTCGCGTTTGCGCTATCCTTGAAATGCTCCCTGAATTCCAGTGGGTACCTGTTCAAGGCAATGTTAACACACAGCCTGTTGGTGTAGCTAAGATCGGTAATCTTGGTGGTCGCTTTAATGTATATCGTGACACTAGAACAGAAGGTAACAATGTAAATGATGCAGCTCGTCCTGAGTACGCGCTTCTCGGATACAAGGGACCAGAATTCTATGACACTGGTATCATCTATTGCCCATACATTCCGGTTATGGTTCAACGCACAATTGGTCCTAATGACTTCGCTCCACGCGTAGGCTTGCTTACACGTTATGGCGTTGTTGATAATATCTTTGGTGCTAACCTCTACTATCACACGATTCTTGTAACTGGACTCGGAGAAGCATTCACTCCTGCATCGCAGAGCGTATACTTTTAATCCTTGATCATATAAGATCTACAAACTTAAAGGGCTATTACTTTTGTAATAGCCCTTTTTTTGTTTATTGCTTGCTTGTTTTAATATGAACCATATCTGGATCAATTAAATCAGCTGCATACTTGTCAATTAGAGCTTGACTCGATGCTCTTACCGGGTTAATATCAATCCCACCACGTCGGGCATATAAACACATCACCAGCAATTCACTTGGATCGAATGCGTCTTGCAATCGCTTATAGAAACATTCACAAATCTCTTCATGGAAGTGACATTCATCTCTAAACGATACTACATACTTTAAGATACTATGAGCGTCGATAGCGTTCTTAGACTTGATATGAATGAAGACATCGCCCCAGTCTGGCTGAGAAGTAACGCGGCAATTACTCTTAAGTAAACCGGAGTAGAACTTTTGTTCTAAATCTCTATCACGAGCTACTGCTTCAAGGAGACCAGGCGTCTCTGTATATGTATCAAATGTAGTCTCGCTCGTATCAAGTAAATCAACATTATGATAACTATCAATATCCCAGGCTGATGTAGGGCTATGAAACTTATTATTTACACGTACCCCTGATTGAAACGATACAGCTACACTCGTCTCGAGTAGGTTACTTAAATCTCTTGAAGCGATTTCTTCAAAGTTTTTTACAGCCTCATCGTTATCGGTACCCATTTTAGTCATATTAAACGAGTTGAAGTATAGCTTAATACTCTTACTCTCGACAATATACTTGCTACTACAAGGATATACACATTTTACGATACCTGTGACTGGCTGACCATTCTTCAAGAGGAATGAACATTCATATGCGTTCCATGTATCTGATCCTACAAACGGTAGGTCGTCTTCGAAAATATTAAGATATTCTCTATTACTACTCCGTGGTTCTTTAACTAGTAAACCAGCATCATACGTACTCTTGTACTGAGACGTCTGACCTAAGTGTTTACTAATATTACTATTATCTAATTTACTATTTCCCATAATTATCAATTGTATTATATATTACTTCTAACCGTTCTTCAACTGTACCTTTTAATCTTACTACATCAATACCGTAATGATCGATAGCAGTTTCAAATAAGTTAATGATTGTATCTCTGAACGACATGTTATTGCTTCTTTCACCATCATCAACTAACGGGATATCCGGTTCCGTATAGAATATTACATCTACCTTATGCACCAGTTTCTTAAAGAGATACTCACAGTATAACATAGTCTCTGGATCTGTCTTTTCATTATGATACTGATATGTCGTGTATACTAAACCATCTAGAATACACCTATCCATAACTGCATTACTACCTTTTGTCTTCAGATAATTCTCTAAATGAGCATTAAGAATAGCTAATTGAGTCATTCCGTCACCTTTTTCATTGATATCTAACTTATACTTTCTCTTTACTAAACGCGTAACTTCCGGTATGAATTTAAAATCTTCAAATCTCTTATCTTGTTTAATAGCCTTTAATAGAGTAGTCTTACCTGTACTCTGCGCTCCCGTGAAACTAATAACCATATCCAACTATCTCCTTAAATTGTTCTGTATTGTATAAAATATCTTCTTTCTGACTGTCTGTTACATCATGATCAATTAAATCAGCTAGCATAATAGACGGCTTTTCTTGAAGTCCTAGATCACCATTATAACGAAGTTCCTTGATACCCGCGACTACTGGATTCGAAGTATCAACAGATCTAATTGACCTATCACCGACATAATGTTTAAATTCCTTAGCTAAGGAGCATCCGAGTAGGTGATGAGGCTTATTCTTATTCCAGACACCATCTGACTTAAGCTGCTCAATCAATCTACGGCGACCGTCGCCCCATCTCTCGAGCTTAGTTTTACCGCGACCGGTAACAAGATAATAACTGAAGTCAAAGCTAATAGCGATATAATCCGCAAAGTCTGACATATACCGATAACAATCAACAATTTCATCATACGTCTTACCTTGCACAGCTCCAATTTTTAACCCGGGTAGGTCAGGATATTTAGCTGTAAAACTTTGAAAACTCTCCATAGTAGCGTAACCGTCTTCAAGTACATCAGGTACAATATAAAAGCTTGGCTTTAATTCTTTTGCATACGTAGCAAACTTATCCGGATCGAACGCTTCTCCTAATTCAAAAATACTATTATCGAGTAGTACCTGTCTACCCATTTTAATTGAATTTTTAAAGAAATTATAATATTCAGGATGCGTTTCGAATAAATGAACTAACGCGTAATCGTAATCATTGTATGATCTAGACTCTTCTAGGAATGAGATCGGACTTTCATGTGATATATACATACGTATATTATAACCTATAAAACAGGTATTTCAAGTTAAATATATGTATGGCATGTAAAAATTTTAGTACCGATAAGCTGACTAATAAATTGAAGGAGATTAACCCATCGCTTATTGAAGATAAATCACCGAAAATAAAAACAGCAAAAATCACTGAAGCTTTTACGGCTGTAACTTCCGACATTAAAGGTAAGATTACGAGCGCAGTCGAAAATTTTAAAAATTTTAAAACCGGTCAGCTACCTGAAGTAAAGGTACCAAAAATTGATATTGATGCGTATTTAGAAAAAATAGACGACCCTGTTAGTAAGAGCCTTAATAAGTTTAGTAGAGTGAGAGAGCTTATTAATACCGAAAAACAACAGCTAGGAGCAAATTTAAAAAATCAATTCGATTGTACCGATACTGGTGAAGTATCATCTAGCGAGGTTTCAGTGTCCGTAGGTGATATATTTAATAATGTAAAACAGAGTGTTAAAGGTATTACAAATAACCAGCTACGCGATTTTAATAAAAATGCAAATAGCCAGATAGAAGTTGTTAATAGTATTACTGCAGATGTAGTAGAGTCTGGTAAAGCTGCTGCAGCAAAGGGATTATCAGATGGAGAAAAAGCTAAAACGCAGCTTAAATCTCTTGATACTCTCAATACGCTTGTTGATAACAATAAAGGTAACCTTTAAATACTACTAGGACATGAAAAAATATTACGGTAATCATATAGGCATTGTTATACAGAACAATGATCCGGATAAAGCTGGTAA